TTTGTCGGGCGTATTGTGAATAGAACTACCTTCGTGTATTGAAATTTTAACAATCACATCATGAAAGCACAAGTAAAAACAAAAAGTAACTTCCGCAACTTAAATGGCCAATGGTTAGAGTTGAAGGAAATTGTAGGCACAAGAGTAACCTGCATAGTTCCCTTTGCGGAATTTGGCAGTCAAACGGTTGATTTTACATTGAGCGAAGTTGTAAAAATCGACACCACTTGCTCTAATTTAAACTCTAAGTAACTTTTAAAAACAATCACATCATGCACTTCCCAATCGAAATATCCAAAGACACCTACCTCATCACAAGTTATGCAGAAATGATATTTTGCAGTCATTTTGAAGGCACATTTGAGGTCAATCAAAACAATCAATTAATCTTTAAACAATCATAAAATGACAACACACTGGAAAAAATTAACAAGTAGCGATTATTTCGGAAGCCACGATTTGTTCGTGGACGACAACAAGTACAGCGAGGCGATAGTCACGCTGGTAAAAATCGAAAAGAAGAAAGTCAAAGGCGCAGACGGCAAAGAGTCTGAGTGCATCGTAGCGACTACAAACGAAACGAAGCCAATCATCCTGAACAAGATTAACTGCAAGACAATCACACGTCTATTTCAAACGCCAGCCATCGAGAAGTGGGCAGGTCGGAAGGTAAAGATAGGAGTCGATAAGGTCAAAGCATTTGGCGACATGACCGATGCGCTTCGTGTCAGAAATGAAGTTATATCGGACGCACCGAAACCAACGTATGAAGCCGAGATGAAAGCAATATCGGAGGCAAAAGACCTGAGCGAACTCAGCGCATTATGGAACGCACTCGATGCAGGCGGTAAGGCAGTATGTTTGAGTATTAAGGATTCACGCAAAAACGAATTGAACAAATGATAGAGCACAAAGTAGAGCAAGGCACGCCAGAGTGGCACAAATTGCGAATAGGACGAATAACCAGTAGCAGGGTAGCCGACATTATGAAGTCGGACAATTTAAAGGTAGTCGATGCGCTGATATACGAGCGCAGTTGCCCAGATGATGCGCTCTGGGATACGCAGGACGGTTACGTGTCCGATGCTATGCAATGGGGTACTGACCACGAAGATGATGCGGTACAAGCGTACACAGCGCAGACAGGCAATCAAATGGAGGCAGTCGGCTTCTGTACGCACAAGGTATTCGATTATCTTGGCATGAGTCCTGACCGATTGACACCCGACAGAACGGGCGCAGTTGAGGTGAAGTGTCCGAATACGAAGACCCACATCCGCACTATCCGCATGGGTGGACTACCAAACGAGCACAAGTATCAGGTGCTTCAATACTTCCTAATTAACGAGGATATGCAGTGGCTTGACTTCGTATCGTATGACCCAAGATTCGCACCACGTCCGCTTTATATTCACCGCATCACACGTAATGAAGTGCAGGCAGAGTTGGGTGAGTTAATGGCAAACATCGTCAAGTTCTGGACGAAATTTGAAAAGTATTATCAACAAGTAACATTTTAAGAATATGAAAATCAAAATCACAGGCACGGTAGTTCGTGTCAATCAAACGGAAGTCAGAGGCAATAACTTCCAAATCAGAGCGGTTCACGTCCTAATCGACAGCGACACCGACTATCCGCAAACCATTCAGATTGAACTTGCAGGCGACCGATGCGCCGAGGGTGATAAGTTAATCAACGGTCAGGTAGTCGAGTTCGATTGCGACATCCGAGGCAGGGAATGGAAAGACCCGAAAACGGACACTATGAAGGTATTCAATACAATCGGATGCTGGAAGGTTAAGGTAATTCAAGACATCCAGCACGAGCCACAAACACCAACAACAGCCACTACAAATGAAGACCTCCCATTCTAACCCATTCATTGCCCGCAAGGTTCGGGCATTGATGTCAGCCAATCCTGACATAACCAACATTGATATAGTCATAAATGTATGGGAGATGCACGGCTTGAAACTGACCGTACACCAGCGCAACCGACTGCGTGAAGTACCTGATTTCGGAAGCGTGTCGAGAGCAATCACCCGTGAGCGAGCAAGGAGGGCGAAGTTAAATGGCTTGGGGTGACGAGAACGAGGTGATGCCTTGCAAGGTATGCAAGACACCGAATTTAGCAGGCAATCTTAACGAGGACGAAACCTGCGATGTATGTGAGCAATCGGAACTGGATACGGACGATGACGATGAGTTCTGGACTGAAATGAGCATAGGCGATGAAAAGTACAAGCAATCAAAGGAAGATAATGACTGACTACGAAATCAGCAAAGCAATCGGAAGGCGCATTAAATCGCTTCGCAAGGACACGAGATTGACTCAGAAGAAGATGGCGGTTAGATTGGATATGACCACCAATACCTATGAGCGAATCGAGCGAGGTATAACGGTTCTATCAGTTCCGAGATTGATGAAGATTGCGGATGTGCTGAATGTAAATGTAAGTGAGATATTAAGCGCTGTACCAAACTCAAGTGTAATTGCTACACTTGAGGGCGGTGGGGTGTAACCGCTACCCTGCTGAGCGGATGGACAGTGGGAAACGCCAAACACCGTGCGGAATCGGTGGAAACGAGTAAGTAAGTAATTATCATGCTACACAAAGAACTCGAACAAGGCAATAAGAAAGTTCAAATTGTCAGACAGAAAAGCCCAATACAGAATGGGTATGAGTATTTCTTAATGGTGCTGACAAAAGACACTTTTGGGAATTGGGTAGTAAATACCGATTACAAGCAAAGAAGTGAAATTAATTCTGAGGCTGTTGCCTTGAGAATTGCAAATGTTTTATTAACAAATGATATTTAACATGAAACAATTAACAATTTTAATCATCCTCGCATCTGGAATTATCGGATGCAAGAACAAGTGCGCTACCTGCAAATCCACTATGACCACAACGGCTAATGGTAGCAACTATTCCTACACCTTCGTACATGAGGAGTGCGGAGCGAATCTGCGTGCTGTTAATGGCAAGACTAAGAAGAGCAGTGCCAACGGTATGAAATCCACGACAACAACTTATTGCTATTGAGGTATGCACGGATTAACCACTAAACTAATTAAAATACCTGTAATGGCAGATGGTGTTTATCATCCGAATCATGGTATAATTTACAAGGGGATGCGAGTTGTTGGATATGATTTGTTTAAACACAAATTTGATTCAGATGGCAACCTTATTTCATCAGTTAAAATTAAACGAGTACTTACAGAATAACCATGCACGGATTCACAAATTACGAACAATCAAAAGCCCTGTACGAACGGGGGTATAGGCATCCGAGTCCTGTGGAGATATGTACCAAGGTACACAGTGTAGACCCGCTTACATGGGATGATTACCCATCCTTCTCCCTTGCCGACATCGTAACAATGCAGGGTGAGCGGTTCTACATGCCACCACAGGTGAGTGTATCTGAGGTAATCGAGTATAATATGAAGTACCTGCTTGAGAACGATGATTCACAGGTACAGGAGTGCAATCAGAGGTTGAGGGGGGAGTACGAATGAAGTCAGCATTCAAAGCATTTATACGGGTTGTAAAATCACTCAAAGGGGATAATGATGATAATAAATACTTGGGCTTCGATTCAGTAGAAATCATTAGAGAGCCATTAATCTATGCAAAAGACAAGGCAGAGGTTAAAGATATATTAGTGAGTAAATATCCTCAATTCTTCACCAATGGCAAGATTTATGAGAAGGAAACCAAAGATAAAGCACAATTCTTTTATGTTGTTATATTTCCATTGTATCAACACGAAATTAACCTAATTAATGAAGGCAATTGGACTTGTGATTATTGCGGTCAAATTCATGAGAATAAATATCTTCATAGACCACTTGAAAGTCGTAAATTTGAAGGTAAGATATTTTGTAACAACGATTATAAGACAGGCAATGATATAGTCAATACACCTGATTGTTATGAGAGATGGAAAAAAGAAATTGCATTTAAAAACTGCGATTTACCTGATGATTTAAATTATATTAATGATGCCTCATTAAACTATATTTACAAGGTTACGGAAAAATCAACGGGCAAATGCTATATCGGGAAAACCCGAAATGCGCCATTCTTTCGGTGGTGGAATCATCTAACCCATAGTAGCAGTCCATTTGGTTTATATCTCAGGACAACCGCATTAAGCAATTGGACATTTGAAGTATTAGAAATACTACCTTCAAATATGCCTGATACAGACATATTCAAAATTGAATCCGAATACATGGTAAAATTTGATTCGGTAAATAATGGATTCAACTCTGTTATATCGAATAAGTCAGTAATTAATAGCAATATAAATATCCCTTCACAATTAGATTTATTTGAATCATGACCCGCACAATCCAATTAATCCAACTACTTCACGCCACGTTGCTGTGCCATCCTGAATTGACGAACCCAACCCAAGGCGATTCGAAATCCCAGCGATACGGTAAGCGCAAGTTCAAGGACGTATTAGATAGCCTCAATCCCATCATGACCCTAATTGAACGGAATCTACCCGAAGACATGGTAGAGGCACTATACGATGAACAGCGGAATACACAGGTGCTCTTAGATGCTGTATTGGACATGAACCCAGAGCAGACGATTGAGGTAATTAAGGCGTTTAAGGAATCAAAACTAATCAAATGACAACCTACCAGAAAGCCATTGAAATACTTGGCAAAGACAGAACTCATGCAATTCTAATCAACGCCATGAACGT